CAAGGAATATTATCAATATTTATTACATCTGTAGGTACTTCACCTTTAAAACTAGAATATGCGTTGAATTCTGGTCTCTCTAACTGTGCTTGAGGAGTATGATTATGAACGCATCTTGCTATCATTTTATATAATTTAAAGTCAGGATATCTATCTACTCCATTTCCTTTATATAACATATTTACTCCTTTATCATCCAAACACCATTCAACTATTAAACGTTTAACGGGATCATCACATTTACTAATATCCTTAACCTCGTCAAATTCCTCAACTACATAATCAAATATTGAACAAGCAAGACGACATAAATCAAAACTATAATTTGGTTCTAATCTTGGTTTTTTCTCGTTTAAGTAGGGTTCGGTATTATATTGGGTAGCGGCATCACCACCTACTTGAAAACTATCACTACAGAAAAGTTTACCATCAAACTTATATATACTTCTTCCAAAGTCAATAATTTTGAATATGCGACCAAATGTAGGCACCTTATAGTACTTCTTTTTATAACAATAATAAATGAACTTTTTATCAGTTTCATTATACATAACATTATTTGTATGTAAATCATTATGTGTAAAGTTAAATGCTTTTTGATATGTAATTAAAATCATAATAATCTGCATGAATGCCGAATACCATTCTTCTTTTGATAAGTCACTAGTTAAAATTAAATCGTCAAATGTATTTTCGCAAAATTCCATTCCAATAACTTGAACTGGGAATTTTGGAATAGTTACATCTATTCTCTCTTCTTCAAAAGAATCATCATCATCGCCAGAATCATCATCATTATCGCCATCATCTTTATCGCCACCATCTTTATCGCCAGAATCATCATCCTTATCGTCAGAATCGGGTTTGTCACTATCTAAGTTTTCAATTTCTCCACAATCATCACAGTCTTCTTCATTATCAGTATATGATGAACGCGATGAACAAGTTGAGTTAGATTTTAATGTAACATTTTGGTCTGTTTCTTTTTGTTCCAAAAGATTAGTATGTGTTAAATCAATTAATTCTGATGGTAAATCTGATGATAAATCTGAGATATTTACAATATTTTCATCAAATACATCTTCAAACATTTCATTATCAAAAGATTTAATTGATATTTGTGATTTGGCACTTGAGTTATGCTGAATTGTAATAGGCTTTAGTTTTTGAGATTCATCTTGAAATAAATGTTCATAATCATCAATTTTAAATAGTACATTTTTATTTTTATTAAAGTATTCAGAACCATTTAAATAATCAATATCATCAAAAACATTTAAAATAAAGTTATTTTTAATACCTAAAAATGAGCTATAATAATCAACTCCGTGTGTAAAACCATGTGTATAAATTAAATTGCTCGATAAGTATACAAACATACCATCAACATATGCTGAATTATTTTGATCAATAAATTTTGAATGGCAATCTAATTCGCTTGAGTTGATTTTTGGTAAGGCGAATAATTTTTCATCATTTAAATTGTACTTTCCAATTAAATATTTAAATGGGTCTAATAAAGGAGCCATCTTAAAAAAGACATCTTTATCTTTTGTTTTGTTATTTTGTGTATTTTTAAGCCTACAGTTAAATAAATGAAAATCATCTTCACCTCCATTGTTAACATTTGAAATGTACCATTTGTTATTTAAATTAATACTATTATAATTACTATCATTTAAGGTGAAGAATTTGTTATAAATAGGTATATAGTTTTGTGTATTTGAGAGAAAAAGTGTTTCGGATTTCTCTAAACATTTGAAAAGTTCAAGGTTTTTCCTTTTTTGATAATTGACGTTTATCATTCTTTAGCTAATTAATATATAAATTATATGTATTTTTAACTTATTATAAATGCTAATATACTTAACGTTTAGCTTTACTGCGTATAAATCTTTAAAAAATAATTTATATTTAAAATAAAATGACTTTAGAACTAAAGAAATTTGATATGAAAAGTATAAGCTTTAAACCAAATGAAAATAAAGGACCAGTTGTAGTTTTAATTGGAAAGAGAGATACAGGTAAATCTTTCTTGGTAAGAGATTTACTTTTTTATCAACAAGAAATTCCGATTGGAACTGTTATTTCTGGAACAGAAGAAGGTAACGGTTTTTATTCTAGTATGGTGCCAAAATTATTCGTCCACAATGAATATAATACGGCTATTATTGAAAATATTTTAAAAAGACAACGCACCGTTTTGAAGCAAATTAAAAAAGAAATGGAAACATATAAACGCAGTACTATTGATCCTAGAGCATTCGTGATTTTGGATGATTGCTTATATGATGCTACATGGACTCGCGATAAAATGATGCGATTACTCTTCATGAATGGGCGTCATTGGAAGGTCATGTTAGTCATCACAATGCAATATCCTCTTGGCATTCCTCCCACACTGAGAACCAACATAGATTATGTTTTTATTCTTCGAGAAAATTACATTGCGAATAGAAGGCGTATTTATGAAAATTATGCTGGTATGTTCCCAACATTTGAGAGCTTTTGTCAGGTGATGGATCAATGTACTGAAAATTATGAGTGTTTAGTCATTAATAACAACTCGAAATCAAACAAATTACACGACCAAGTATTTTGGTATAAAGCTGATAGTCACGGTGAATTCAGATTAGGTTCAAAAGAATTTTGGGAATTGTCTAAAAATCTTAAGGATGATGATGAAGAGGAAGCATATGACCCTAATAAGGCTAAAAAACGGGGCGCAGGCCCAAAGATTAGCGTCAAAAAAGCAAATAAATGGTAAAAAGCGCTTTCTTTTTAGAGAAAGTACAGAAAAAATATAAGTTTTATTATTTAATACATTTAAATAATAAATTAGATTCAAAGTTTAACAATCATCAAAAGAAATAGTAACAGGGTACTTAATATAACAATAGTCTCTCCAATTTGTATTTGGATTATTAAGTTCACACCAATCAAAAAGTATTTTTCCATTTGACGCTTTTATTGGTAATCTTTCCCATAAATTATATTTAAAAGTAAATAATACGTTCATTATTCCCATTTCATTTGTTTTACAAAAAGTATATTTATTCATAGCTTCAATCAGCTGATTTTTATCACAAAGTTTAAGAATATTTGTATCATAAATCCACATACAATTAAGCATATAATTTGAATCTAAAATTTTCTCACCAAATTCAGACTTTAAAGATTCAATTAGTTCAGGTTTATCATAACTTAGTTGACAATTGAATGCTTGATCCTGATAAATCTTACCATCTTTTGGCGCCAAAATTTTATTTTTATAATCAATCTCAAGTAAATATTTAACATCGTCTAATACACGTAACCCAGCATCTAAAAATACAACACGCGACCATTTGGAAAAATAATCATCAAATATATGTAATTTTTCCCATTGATTCAACTTAGTTACTTCTCTCTTATCTGTTGTATCAACAAAGCCTTCATTGTCAATTTTGCTAAGTAATTGTGATTTGTCTATCTTTGGAAATTTAGTTTCAATAACATTGTAAAATTCTTTAAAATTTGAATTCAAATCAAAATCAATTGTTACTAAAACGATATCTCTATTCCAATTACCTTTACTTCTTAAATCAATTATAGTTCTTCTAGCTTTATTGAAATAATTTAAATCAGTTACCAATGTGAAAACTGTATCATTATTTGTATCATTATTTGTATCATTATTTGTATTGAGTGATTTTATAACTATTTCATCATCTTTAATTGAAGAATAAAAATCATATTGTTCTTTAGTCATAACTTTATGAATAGTGATTGCTGTTTGTAAATCAGAGTCATCATCATGTAATCCAAGATGAAAAAGTTTATTGTCAATTTGAATTATAGGGAATTTCTTTTTAAGCTTATCAATCCATAAACCAATACATAAATCGTCACACCAGTGTTCATAAGAATTATTTATACCAGTATTTCTAACATAGTTATAGATTACTTTATACAAACTATTTGATATAGCATAACCAGCACCGCCTGACATATATAAACAAAAATCTCCTTTAATATGGTCTAATTCGTGACCAATGTAATAATTTTTATTTGAATCATAATTTAATAATAAATTTTTAAGTCTATTTTCAAAAACAAAAGTATCATCATCAATAAATATATACCAATCATAATCAGAAATATTCATATTGTAAATAAAATGAATGTATTTCCAAGTGATATTTTTTTCGTCATCCATAGAATACCATCCAAACTGTCTATTTTTAATATCAGGTTTAGATGTTAAATAATATACATCATCCTTATTAACATTATTAAGCATGGTTTCCATTTGAAACTTAACTCTTGAGTCTAAATATTTATTACACGTAGAAATAATATAACAAATTTTCATAATGGTTATATTATTTTTATATTTTTAAGTAATTATTATATTTTTAAATTTATATATTTTGTTCAACCTTTTCTTTACTACGTTAAAAAAGGTTGATTTAATCTACTTGTTCCATAGAATCTTTAATAGCAAAAGGACCACTAATTAATTGACTTTGTCCGTTGTCAGTCTTACCAACAACAATATTTTCACCTTCGAACAACTCCATACAGATGTCAGCAGTAGAAATATTTTCCTGTTCCTTAAAAGCTACTTCTTGAGTGTTAATATTGTTGACACCAATTAAATTGCCCTGTTCATCAATAGATTGAGTTAAGGTGTTACCAGATTTCTCAGCATTCTTAATATTCTCGTCAATTGCCTTTTGTTTAGATTCCTTGACACGTTGTTCAAAAGCAGTCTTGGCATTAGATTCATTCTTAGTCTTCTCGCTCATCAACTGATTGAGTTCTTCTTCCATATACTCAACGCGTCCAGTCTTGTAAGCTTCAGGATCCCAAGGCATCCACATACCAATTGGACCTACAAAAACGTCATGATTAGGATCAATTTCTCTCAACATTTTACATCTCAACTCGGCCTCTTCTTGAGTAGGATAAGAACCTCTAATTTTTAAACCTCGGGTATTGGTTTGGAAGTTGTGAGCAATATCAAACTGTTTTTGGAGCTCTTCTTCATTATTATCAATATATGTTTTGAACTCATCATCCATGCTAGATTTAACAAGCGAATCTCTTTCTTCTTTTACGAAATCTTTAAAATCGTTTGATACATCATCGAATGAAATATTGTATTTAAAAGAAAGAAAGTTAAGGAATTGAACAAATTTTTCCATTGATTTGTTGAAGTCCCACTTCTTTAGGAACTCTTCAAAACAGAAGATTTGTTTTTCTTTTAGAATTTTATCTGGAGAACAAAATGATACACAAACAAATTTTTGACCGGAAATAGGCTTATCTTCCTCTAATAAGTCAACATATTTAGGATTAATTTTTCCATTAACTTGTTTTCTCTCAAACCCAGACTTTTTAGAATTCTTTTCTTTAGAATGATTCATTTTAAATAGAATAAGTATTTATTTTTAAG